GTAACACACTAAAGATGCTTGGTCAGTTCATTACAGTAATTGGCATAGCGGTAGCAGTAATCCCAGTGATGATATACACTATCATTTATTTAACTAACTCTTAATACAAGGAATGTACAATGGTCGAGTCTACAAAAGAAGTAATGGATATAGCTGCTGCTTCTACTGCTGTTATGTCAATGGCTGCTTGGCTTCCACCCACAGCTTCTATACTGACTATCATCTGGTTAGGTATTAGAATATATGAATCAGATACTGTACAAAGTATAGTACATAGGAAGAATAAATAACTATGGCTACTCCACGTAAAGGTAAAGCAAAAGTAAAAGTAACAGCTAGTGGTAAGAAGGTTAGTTATGGACAGGCAGGTAAGGCTAAAGGTGGTGGCCCCAGAGTAAAGCCGGGGACTTCTAAGGGTGACAGTTATTGTGCTCGTAGTCTTGGAATCAAGAAGCGTTTGCCTAAGCAGAAGCAGAACGATCCTAACACTCCTAACAACCTTTCACGTAAGCGTTGGAAATGCTCTGGCGCTAAGTCTAAGAGGTAATTAATATGAAGACTAAATCATGCGGTTGTTCTAAGGCTAAGAAGCCAGCATTGCCTAAACGCAATCAAAGAGCAACTAAGAACAAGAAGCGAAATAAATAAGAGGTTATAATGGGACTTGAAGCAGCAACATTCATTGAAAACTTAAATGCTAGTAATCCTTTAGGAGTAGATAGCAAAGCGCAGGGTGACAATCATATTCGTATGATTAAGTCTGTTCTTCAAAGCCAGTTTCCTAGTCTTGGTCTTGCAGCCGTAAACGCAACAGCAGCTCAGATTAATACTTTAACTGAGATTACAGCAAGCACTGATGAGATTAATAAACTAGATGGCGTTACGTCTACAACAGCACAGCTTAACTTAGTAAACACTGTACCTGTAGAGCGTACCAGTATCTATGATGCTGTGTATCCTATCGGTTGCATATATCAGTCTACTGTTGCTACAAGTCCAACTACGTTATTTCCCGGAACTACGTGGACAGCCTTCGCACAAGGCAGAGTATTAGCTGGTTATGATTCTGCGGATAACGACTTTAATGCAGGAGCTACAGCAGGTTCTAAAACTCATAGCATGACTGTAGCTGAAATGCCTGCACACACTCACGACTTTACTGCAATGGCTTTAACTAGTGGTAGTTTAAATACTACAGGTTCTAGTGTTAAGTCGTCATCACAGTCTTTAACTACGCAGTCAACAGGCAGTGGTAATGCCTTCAACATCATGCAGCCTTATCAGGTTGTGTATATGTGGAAAAGGATTTCTTAATCATGCCATATAAAAGGGTAGAGGTATCACGACCACGAGGGATCAATATTGATTTGTCTCCCTACGAACTCCCTAATGAGATATGGAGCCAAGGAAATAATATTGACTTTGCTAATCACAGAACTAATAAGGCTTTAGGTTACGAAGAAGTATTTACAGCTCCTGCTGTACAGCCTATTATAGCTGTGCCGTGGACAGACTACAACCTGCCTTATTGGTTCTACGCTAGTGAGTCTAAAGTATATAGAACTAACGGTGCTCTTAACATTAATGTAACTCGTCAAACAGCAGGTGTCGATGTAGACTACACTGGCGACTATGATGACGGGTGGACAGGTACTACTTTTAACGGAGCTTTAATATTAAATAATAGAAAGGATGCCCCTCAGTTTTATAACTCTGAGGTAGGTAAAATGGAAGGATTAACAGCGTGGCCTACTAACTGGACTACTGGTGTTATCCGTCCTTTTAAGAATTATTTAATATCCTTAGATGTTAAAGATGATTCAGGCACTGCGTTCCCTTCTATGGTTAAGTGGAGTGATGCTGCTCCGTTAGGTGGTATTCCTGCTTCGTGGGATCCAGTAGACCCTGCGGTACAAGCTGGCTATAACATATTACCTGATACTGCTGGGCGTTGTATTGAGGGTAAGTCTTTAAACGACACCTTCTTTATATATAAGAGTGATGCAGTATGGGCTATGCAGTTTATTGGTGGTAACTTTATATTCTCATTTAGGAAAGTGTTTAGTGATGATACAGGTATTCTTTCTCGTGATTGTGTTACTGAGTATGACGGGAAGCACTTTGTTGTAGGTGTCAGTGACATCTATGTACACGATGGTACTTCCAAGAAGTCTGTTATCGCCAACAAGATGGCTAGATCTTTCTACTCTCAGATTAATCCACAGCATGTAGATAAAGTTAAGTGTGTCGCGGACGTACCTAATAAAGAGATTTGGGTTTACTTTCCTACAGCAGATAGCGTAGACGGAAGAGCTAATAAAGCATTAGTATGGAATTGGGAAGTAGATGACTGGTCGCAGCGTGACTTATCTAATATATCCTACATAGCTACTGGTGTTATTGCAGACTCTCCTGACACTACAAGCACATGGGACTCTGACACTCAAGGGTGGAACTACGACACAACAAGCTGGGGAGAAGAACGCTTTAACCCTGCAAGCAAAAGTCTCTTCCTTGTAAACTACGATGACTCCTTATTCTATAAAGGAAACACAGGGCTAAGCCTTAATGGTACTGACTACATCTCGTATGCTGAGAGAATCGGTATTGACTTTGGTGATGATCAAGGATACAAATATGTTAATTCTATTATTCCTCATTTTGTGGGAGAAGGCAGTGTTAACATATACGTAGGGACTGAGGATCAACAAGGGTCGGGTGTTCTATGGTCGCAACCACAACTCTTTCAAATAGATACAGACTACAAGGTTAACTTCCGCCAGAGTGGTAGGTACATAGGTGTTAGGTTTGAGGCAGCTAGTACTGATAAGTGGGCGCTTACAGGATACTCAATTGAGTACAGCTACGAGGGACGGCAATGAGATTTGAGTATGTACCACTACCTCCTCCACAGGATATTAATGGTATGCCTGTTTATGTTCAGAACGAACTACAGAGGATAGCTCGATTTATCGGAGGGCTTAGTGAGGTACATGATGGTGGTTTATATCTAGCAACTGCGGGTGCTACTATGGATCTAACTGAAACTCCTCAAACTCTAGTGGCTTATGATAGTATTAATGCCTTTACAGAAGGTGTGGAATGTGATCCAGACGCAGGTACTTTTACTTTTCTCTCTGCCTCAAGAGCTAGATTAGATTTCAGCATAAGTCTCAGTGATCAAGGTGGAGGTACTACTCCCACTATTGTAGGTGTATACCTAAATGATGTACTGGTGCCTCCTAGCTTTACTATTAATTTCACAGGTTCACATGCACATGAGTTTACTTTTAGTTTAAAGGGAGTTGCAGCGGCTGGTGATGTTGTCTCAATTAAGATGTCTAAAGAGACTGGTACATCTACTGCTGTCTTTCAACGGCTAAGAGCTGACATTGAGGGTAAAGCAATTGACATATAGCCTTAAGCGTGTAGTAAGTATTGAAGAAATTGAATTACATAAACAAGAGATAAAGAAGTACTTAGATAAGGTATTGCTAAAGGCCACAGAAGTTACAGAACACAGTGTGATGGAAGGTATCTTCAAAGGTAATAGTCAGTTATGGCTTGCCAGAGATAGTAAAGAAGAAGTAGTTGGTATTGTTGTAACGTATCTAGTTACATACCCCACGACTAAACGACTGCTTATACACTTACTAGGCGGTGATGATATTAAAGAATGGGTTCATACTATATCTAGTATTGAAAAGTGGGCTGAGTCAAAAGGTTTAGAAGGAATAGAGATACGAGGTAGGAAGGGATGGCTTAAGTTATTACCTGACTATTCTTGTAAAACAGTATTAATGATTAAGGAGTTATAGCATGGGTGGTGGAGAAACAACTACAGAAACAGAAAGCAGACTCAGCGATGAGTTGCGAGCAAGCAGCGTAGCTGGGTTAGAAGGCGCTGAGAACTTATACAACCAAGGTACAGCGGGTATCTATCAAGGTAGTCGTCTTGCTGAAGAAGATCCATTGCTTCGTCAGGCACAAGAGAGTTTGCTTACTCAGTATGGTGAGGGCGGTAACTTGTCTAATCTTATTGGGAGTTCACAGGCTAACTTTCAAAACTACTTGAATGCGGGTGACCTTGAAAACAATCCTTTGTTTCAGCGTCAGATGGAAGACATTCTAGGCCAAGCTAACGTATCACTACAGCGTGGTGCTGTACCTCTGATGCAACAAGCCTCAGCAGCGGGTCAGTATGGCGGCAGTGAGGGACAAGAAGGTCTAGGCTTACTTGGTGGTGAGGTTAGCCGTAACACGCAGCAGGCGTTAACACAGGCAGCTCTAGGGCAGCAGCAAATGGGTTTAGATGCTCAGCGTCTTATGCCTATGATGCTACAAGCTGGCGAGCAGGGTGCTAACGTCATGGGTAGAATTGGAGAGCAGCGCGGTCAGCGAGCACAGTCTACTTTGTTTGATGAGATTCAAGAGTTTGATGCAGGCCGTAACGCAGAGCTGGCTAACTTACAGCAGTTCTATCAGTTCTTAGGCTCAAACCCGCTTACAGCAGAAGCCAATCAGAAAACTGTTGAGACAACTGC